GGCGCTGAGCGACGCAGAGAAGCGCCAGGCGTTCATGAACTCGGTCATGAAGTCCGGCGAGGACATGATCAAGCGGATCGGCAGCTCGGCCGGAGCGCTCGACAACGTCAACAAGCTCGTTGCGGCGCAGGCCAACCTATGGAACGAGGTCAACAAAACGGTGGCGACGTTCCTGGACGAGGAGCTCTCCGGCTACGTCAAGGTGATAGGATGGCTCGATGAGAAGCTAAAAGGACTGCGTGCAGCCAAGGGCGAGGTCACCAGGTCAGACCTTTTAAAAGAGATCGAGATGCTGCGCAGCCTAGAGGCCAAGGGCATGGCGCAGCCTGGGTCGGCCGCGGCGCGTGAGGCCGAGTTCAACCGCCGCTACCTGCAGCCGCAGTTCGGTCTCAAGCCGTCCGAGGAGCTCAAGCGCACTGGGTCCTGGTCAACACCCGCTTGGAACGTCGCGGACTGGAAACAGCGCGAGGGCCAGTGGGTCGACTTCACCGAGGCCGAGCTCAAGGCCATGGCCGAGCAGCGCGACAAGATCATCAAGGCCTACTACGACAACGCCGGCAAGATAAAGCAGGCGCAGGTCGACGTCTGGAAGGGCTGGGGCGTGCGGCCCTACACCGAGTCCGAAGCGTTCCTGGCCGACGAGAAGGCGGCCTCCGAGTTTAGGGCGCGCTGGTCGGGATACGGCCAGCGGCCCTACCAGGAGTCCGAGTCCGTGCTGGCCGACCAGGCGGCCTGGGAGGCCTGGAAGAAAAACGGCGAGACCAGCATGTCCGCGATGGTGCAGCTATCAGAGCGCACGGCCGACGCGATGGAGCAGAACTTCTCGGACCTGTTTTTCGATATGTGGAAGGGCGAGCTCAACTCGGCCGAGGACTACTTCAGGGCGTTCTCGGATTCCATCGGCCGCATGGCGGCGGACATGGCCGGCCAGATGCTGAAGACCGGGCTTTTCGGCGCGAGCCAGCCGGGACAGCCGGTCGGCGGCCTTTTCGGGGCGCTCGCCGGGTTTTTCACCGGGTCCGCCCGCGGCAACGTGTTCGGTCCTGGCGGCGTCGTTCCGTTCAGGTCCGGCGGGGTCGTCTCGCGGCCGACCGTGTTCCCGTTCGCCCGCGGCATCGGGCTCATGGGCGAGGCCGGCCCGGAGGCCATCCTTCCGCTTAAGCGCGGCGCCGGCGGGCGGCTTGGGGTCGAGGCCTCCGGCGGCGGCACGCAGGTCATCGTCAACAACTACGGCCAGGACCGCGCCTCGGTCAAGGAGACCAGCGGCCCGGGCAACTCGCGGCAGATCTTCGTCACCATCGGGCAGGACATCGCCGCCGGCGGGCCGATCGCACAGGCGATCGAGAGCACCTACCGGATCCGCCGCGCAGGGAGGATCGCATAAATGGCGCAGGCATGGCCGACTGGGTTCCCGGCCTCATTTCTATATGACGGCTCCAGCGAGCGGTGGGCGGAGAACATCGTCCGGTCGTCGATGGAGGTCGGGCCGGCTAAGGTGCGCCGCCGCAGCACCGCCGGCGTACGCCGCATCACCCTGGAGCAGAATCTGACCAAGACGCAGGTGGCCACGATGCAGACCTACTACGAGACCACCTGCGCCCACGGGTCGCTTTCCGCGACCATCGCCGACCCGCGCACCGGGTCCAACATCGAGGTGCGCTTCGTCACGCCGCCGACCATCGCCGTGATCGGCTATGAGATATACAGAATCAGGTACGACTTCGAGGTGCTGCCATGAGCCGCACGATCAGCGCAGCTGCCAAGGCGGCGGCCTTCGCGCAGCAGACCGACCAGGTCTACCTGGCGCTGCTCGTTATCGAACACGACGACCTGTCCGCGCCTATCCGCGTGGTCAACAACGCCGCCGACGTCGTGAGCGGCGGCGAAACATACACGGCGTTCCCGTTCGACATCACGCTGCCGTCCGACGCGGACGACAGCATCCCGCACGCCACGCTTACGATCAGCAACGTCGACCGCACCGTCACCGAGGCCATCCGCACGATCTCCGGCGCTCCGACCGTGACGATCTCAGTTGTGCTGGCTGCCAGCCCGGACACGATCGAGGTCGGTCCGTATGAGATGACGCTGCGCAACGTGAGCTGGGACGCCAACACGGTTTCCGGCGCGCTGGCGAGCGAGGACGTTTTGAACGAGCCGTTTCCGGGCGAGTTCATGGTTCCGGACACGTTCCCGGGGCTGTTCTGATGATAAAAAGGAGGCTGCATATGCGGTTCGTTTTGGTGGCCTTGGCGCTGGTTTTAATTCCGGCGGCGGCGTCCGCAGGCGTGTTCGGTGACATTCAGACCGACGTCGTCAACGGGCCTGAATGGCTGGACGACGCCTTCCACATAGGCATCGGCGCCGCAATGGCGGCCGGCGTCGGTCAGGTGGCGCCCTGCGGAGGGATCTGCCGAGCGGCCCTGCAGCTCGCCGTGCCGCTGGCCTTCGGGCTGTGCAAAGAGGCGTTCATCGACAGTGACTTCAACGCCAGGGACGCGGCTGGCTACGGTGTCGGTGCGTTGCTGGTCATTACCATCGAGTTCAGCGTCGAATGATAACCTGGCCCGCCAAATATGTCGGCATTCCGTTCGCCGAGCACGGCCGCGACGCTTTCGGCTGCGACTGCTGGGGTCTGGTGCGAATGGTCTACCGCGACCAGCTCGACATCGAGCTGCCCGACTTCTGCGACGGCTATCGGGACACCCGGGACGGAGAGGCCATCGCGGCGCTGTCGCGCGCCGAGCGCGAGCGCTGGCTTGCCGTCTCCAACCCGCAGCCGTTCGACGTGATCTCGCTGCGCGTGCGCGGCCTTCCGTGGCATGTCGGCGTGGTGGCCGACCGCGGGCGCATGCTGCACGTCCTGCGCGGCTGCGATGCGGTGGTGGAGAGCTACGAGCGGCCGCTGTGGTCGCAGCGGATCGAGGGGTTTTATAGATGGATCAATTGATGCTGCCCGTCGTCGCCATACGACCGCACCCGCTGCGGTCCGCGCGCGCCGTTTACGCGGCCCGCCCCGGCGACGACCTGCTGGCGGCTTTGCTTGCAGCGCCTGGTGGTGCTGCGCTGGCCGAATACTCCGGCACGCGCGTGTGGGTCAACGACCTCTTGGTCCAGCGCGAGCAGTGGGGCGTTATAATTCTTCAGCCGGGGGACATCGTCTCTGTGGTCGTCGTGCCGCAGACCGGCGGAGATGCAAACAAGGTTCTGCGCACCGTCGGCATGCTTGGACTGCTGGCGCTTGCGATTTTGGTACCGCCGGCGCTCGGACTGACAGGTCCGGCGGCGGGCCTGCTCGGCGCTGGAATCATGTTCGGAGGCACGCTGCTGCTCAACGCGCTCGTGCCGCCGCAGAACCCGTCGATCAACGAGTCCGACTACTCCCGCAAGGGGCCTGGTTACAGCATTACCGGCGCGCGCAACACGGCCGAGCCATACGGCCCGGTCGGGCGCGTCTACGGGCGGCACCGGATTTATCCCAAATTTGCGGCGATGCCATACACCGAGGTGCGCAACAACGATCAATTCCTGCGCTGCCTGTTCCTGATCGGCAAGGGCCGCTACAATCTCAGCGCGCACAAAATAGGGGACACGGCCATCGGGTCCTACGAGGACGCAGAGTACGAGGTCTACTACACCGGCGAGACCGACAACCATTACTCGCTGTTCCCGCGCACCGTCACCGAGGATGACTTCTCGATCGAGCTGACGCAGGCCGGAGGCTACCAGACGCGCAGCACCGAGGCCGACATCGACGAGATCGGGATCGACCTCACGTTCCCGACCGGGCTGGCGACTGCGATCAGCACCGGCTGAGGCCACGCCGACGTCGATTTCACGGTACAATACACACCCTACGGGACGACCGACTGGGTGACGGTCAATCTGGCCTACGATTTCGTCCTATCAGGGTATCCGCACCCAAGCATCGCGGTCGGTATGTCGGTGTCCGGGGACACCTCCGGCGCGACCGGGACGATCACCTACGTCCACCAGCGCTACGAGTACATCGACACCGGGGCCAACGACGCCGACGGTCAGGATATTTACGCATACACCTTGTGGACGGACGCGATTTCCGTTGCCGTCGCCTCGGGGACGTTCGAGGTCGAGGACGTCACCATCGACGGAGGCACCTACTCCGCCACGATCGCGAGCCTGTCCGCCGAAAGCCTGACGGTCTCCTACAACGCGCTCGAAGTCCGGCGCAAAACGCTCAAGTGGCGCGTGCCGCGAGGACGCTACACCGTGCGCGTTAAGCGGGACACCGCCGACGGCCGCTCGAACATCACCGACGCCAGCTACTGGACCGCGCTGCGCTCAACCGCCTTCGAGCCTCCGGTCACGGCCGACCACTGCACGCTGGTCGGGCTGCGCATCAAGGCGAGCGGGCAGCTTAACGGCGTGGTGGACCAGTACAACTGCATCGCGCAAGCCATTTTGCCGGTTTATGACGGTTCTGACTGGCACTACGTCGCCACGCGCAACCCTGCCTGGGCGTTTTGCAACGTGTTGTGCGGCGACTCGAATGCGCGCAAGCTGACGGCATCGCGCCTCAACCTGACAGCTATCCGCGCCTGGGCTGGCCGGTGCACGACCGCCACGCGGCGCTTCGACGCC